TGACGATGATCTAATCTTAGGCATAGCCAAGGGACTAGAGAACACTGCACGTACCTTAAGGAATGGGTTAGGTGGAAGAGGATAGCGAACTCATTGGGCATGAAGCCTGTTTGAAATGTGGCAGTAGTGATGCCAATGCTTTCTATACTGATGGTCATCACTACTGTTTCTCTTGTAACACTTACACTCCACCAGAAGGAGAGGACATGCAGAACGTGGTACGTATCACAGACTACAATGATACCTTCCTTAGACCAGAGCCTATTGCTCTGAACAAGAGGAAGATTACTGAGAAGACTGCAAGACATTGGGGTTATGGGGTAGCTGACTATCATGGCAAGACTGTTCAAGTAGCCAGCTACTACAACAAGGATGGTGAGGTGGTAGCACAGAAGCTACGCTTTGCTAACAAGGACTTCAGTGTACTAGGTAATCTCAAAGAGGCTGGCTTGTATGGTCAGCATTTGTGCCGTGACAATGGTAAGATGATTACTATTGTAGAGGGTGAGGTGGATGCACTATCACTTAGTCAAACTTTTGACAACAAGTATAGTGTAGTGAGTGTACCCAATGGTGCAGCAGGTGCTAAGAAAGCAGTAGCTAATGCCATTGAGTGGCTCTGTAAATACGACAGCATCATTCTTATGTTTGATCAGGATGATGTAGGTCAAGCAGCAGCACGTGAGTGTGCTAACATCCTGCCACCTAACAAGGCTAAGATTGCTACGCTTCCACTCAAGGATGCTAGTGAGATGCTACAGGCAGGACGCAGTGAGGAACTGATCAATGCTGTCTGGTCTGCTAAGACATACAGACCTGATGGTATTGTAGCTGGCACTGAACTGTGGGATGTGGTCACATCTGTGGATGACAGAGAGGCAGTAGCCTATCCATACGCAGGACTACAAGAGAAGACAGGTGGTTGTCGTAAGGGTGAGATAGTAACCATCACTGCTGGTAGTGGCATTGGTAAGTCACAACTAGCACGTGAGCTAGCACACAGTCTCATCAACAATGGACAGACCATAGGTTACATTGCACTTGAAGAGAACATCAAGCGTACTGCCCTTGGCCTCATGTCTATCGAACTTAACAGACCTCTCCACCTACAAGGACTTAACATCAACGAAGAGGAATTGAAAGATGCCTTTGATGCAACAGTTGGGTCTGGTAGAGTATATCTGTACGATCACTGGGGTAGCACTGATAGTGATAATCTGCTATCCAAGATACGCTACCTTGTCCGTGGTTGTGGCTGCGATTACATTGTACTTGATCACATTAGTATCGTTGTTAGTGGGCTAGAGGGTGGAGATGAAAGGCGATTGATAGACAATACTATGACTCGCTTGCGTACTCTGGTTGAGGAACTTAACTGTGGCCTCATACTTATCTCTCACCTCAAGCGTCCATCAGGTGACAAAGGACACGAGGATGGCGCACAGACTAGCATGGCACAGTTACGTGGTAGTGCTGCTATCGGTCAGCTTAGTGACATCGTTGTAGGACTTGAGCGTAACCAACAGGACAAGGACAACCCACACATCTCACACATCAGAGTGTTGAAGAATAGATGGTCAGGTGAGACAGGGTTGTGTAATAGCCTAGAGTACATTAAGGATACAGGCAGAATGGTAGAGGTATTCTTTGAAGAGGATGATGAAGACTTAGAATTTTAACTAGTGCGGAGACACAGTATGGAATACATATGGGACTTAGAAGCAGACAACTTACTTAAAGAAGTAAATCAAGTATGGTGTCATGTCTTCAGAAACGTAGAGACTGATGAGGTACACACCTTTGACCCAACACAGATGCAAGAAGCCTTACAGTTTATGGATGACAATGTAACAACATTAGTTGGACATAACGTAATTGACTATGACTTGCGTGTGATGAAGAAGCTTTATGATTATACCTACACTGGTAAGATCGTAGACACGTTGGTATGTTCACGAACAATCTGGCCTCACCTAAAGGAACTAGACTTCAAGCTACACAGGAAGGGAAACTTCCCTGCTAAGTTGATTGGTAGTCATAGCCTAAAGGCATGGGGTCACAGACTAGGAGAACTAAAAGGTGACTTCAATAATGGTAGCGAAAGCTTTACAACATATACCTCTGACATGCTCACCTACTGCATACAAGACACGAGTGTCACCAAGGTATTGTACGAAAGGATCAAGTCAAAGGACTTCAGTAAACCAGCCCTTGACCTTGAACACAGACTACACACCCTACTCATCCAGCAAGAGGAGCGAGGTTTTAACTTTGATGTCGAGGCTGCACAGAAATTGTATGCCACTCTTGCAGGACGTAGGGGTACGATTGAGCAGGAGTTGGTTGATACCTTTGAGCCTACTATTATAGAGCTTAAGACTAAGACAAAGACTATCCCTTTCAACCCTGCATCACGACAGCAGATTGCTGATCGACTAATGAAGCGAGGCTGGAAGCCTGAGCTATTCACTGAGACAGGTGAGCCTAAGGTAGACGAGACAGTACTAGCTGGTATTGATATGCCAGAAGCCAAGCTACTAAATGAGTACCTACTCCTCAACAAACGAATAGGTCAGCTAGCTACAGGTAAGCAAGCGTGGCTTAAGCTTGAAGAGAAGGGTAAGATACATGGTAGAGTTAATCACATGGGTGCTATTACCTCTCGCTGTACTCATTCTAATCCCAACACAGGGCAGATACCTAGCGTGGGTGCAGAGTATGGTACAGAATGTAGATCACTCTTCATATCTCCGAAGGGCTACAGCCTACTTGGGGCTGATGCTTCTGGCTTGGAGCTACGTTGTCTTGCTCATTACATGGCTGCTTATGACAATGGATCATATGCTGACGTTGTTTTGAATGGTGACATTCATACTGCTAACCAACAGGCTGCTGGTCTTGAGTCACGTAATCAGGCCAAGACATTCATCTATGGATTTCTTTATGGCAGTGGTGATGAGAAGACAGGCAAGATCATTGGCAAAGGTGCGAAAGGCAATCAAGAAGAAGTTCTTGAAGAAACTACCAGCACTTAAGTATCTAAAGGATGCTGTTGCCGGTGCAGCAGATGAACGAGGTTGGGTCAAGGGATTGGATGGACGTATCATTCCTATCCGACATAGCCACGCTGCACTCAATACTTTATTACAAAGTTGTGGAGCAATCATTTGCAAGACTTGGTATGTATTCATTGCTGATGCTATCAAGAAGGCAGGACTAGAAGCACACATCGTAGCGTTTGTTCACGATGAAGTACAAGTAATAGTAAAGGAAGGGCAGGAAGATGAAGCAGGGCGAATTATTCTTAAGTGTATGCGGGACGTTGAAGAACACTTCAAGTTCAGATGTAGACTCGACAGTGAATACAAGTACGGACGAAGCTGGGCAGACACCCACTAGAAACTGCATCCACTGCACAGTATCTTTACAAGAAGGAGACAACTGGTCACATGGTAATGCTCGTACAAAACAATATACTTGTACATCTTGTGACAGTATTAAGCGTAAAAAGAATAGACTAAAGAGACTGGCAGAAACTATTGGAGCTACCGTCTTACGATCTTACAATGAAGAAAAGGCAGGTGAAGTCTATATCATTACTAACTCTGCTTGGCCTGAGTGGGTTAAGATAGGCATGGCTATAAACGCTGAGAACAGGCTAGATAACTATCAGACTAGTAGCCCACTGCGTAACTATGTACTATCTTACTCTGTCTACAGTAAAGACAGGCGTAAGGCTGAGGCTGCTGCACACAAAATTGCTGAGAAGATATCTGAACGTAGAGGTGAATGGTTCAAGATGTCTGTTGGTCAGGCTAAGGAGTGTATCCAGCATGGACTTTGATTTTATCTTTAGGTTGATACTCACTGCCTCATTCTTTGGAGTGTCTATCTGCCTATGTATCAAGTGGATTGTTGAGTCATACCTTGACTACATACAAGTGACTACAGGTATCAAGATAGTAACACTCAGTAATCTAAAGAATGAAGAGCAAAAGAAAGAGGACATAAACGATGACCCTACTGCTTATTGATGGAGACATAATAGCCTACAAAGCAGCAGTGGTAGCAGAGAAACCTACGAATTGGGGTGATGGACTGTGGACACTACATGCTTGGGAACATGATGTAGACCACAAACTAGAAGACTATATCTCTAGCTTAGTAGATGCTGCACCTGTCCAAGATTGCATAATTACATTGTCCGACAAGGAAAACTTTCGCAAGAAGGTAGCACCATACTATAAAGCTAATCGTAAAGATGTACGTAAGCCCATGCTTCTTAATTACGCCAAAGAATATATGATGGGTAAGTACAACACTATAATCTATAGGGGACTAGAAGCAGATGATGTCTTGGGGATACTTGGTACTTCTAATCCAGATACAATTATCTGGTCTGAAGATAAGGACTTACTTACTATACCAGCAAATCACTGGCTTAATGACGAAGTGGTTACAATCACTGAAGCAGAAGCTAACTACAATTTCCTTTACCAAACTTTGGTTGGGGATAGTACAGATAACTATAGCGGCTGTCCAACTGTTGGTCCCAAGACTGCTAATAAACTTCTGTCTTCTGGTTGCACGTGGGATACAGTGGTTGCTGCGTACAATAAGAAAGGCTTATCAGAAGAGGTAGCACTAGAGAACGCAAGGTTAGCACGTATACTACGTAATGGTGAGTATGATACAGACACAGGAGAGGTAAAGTTATGGCAGCCCCACAACGACACGAAGCCTACATGAAAGCACAAGAAGAGTTTGACATGGTAAACAGCCCTGTCCACTACGCAGATAGTGGCATTGAAACTATTGACTACATCATTGACGTACTAGGTGAATGGGAAGCTATCAGCTACTGTCAAGGTAATGTCATAAAATACACAGGCTCACGTCTATTCAAGAAGGGCAATCCCATTCAGGATGCAGAGAAAGCTAAGTGGTACTTAAACAAGATGATTGAACTCATGGAAAAAACTAAGGGGAAGAACTGGTGAACGATTATATTACTCTACGTTGTGAGCATACAGACGAAGATGGAAATGTTACAGGAACTATTGAACATTCTTTTGAAACAGAAGGATACCTACCAGACATGATGTATAACTTTAAGTCCTTCCTACAGGGCATGGGGTTTAACTATGTCACTGAGGTATACTGTGTTAAGAATGATGGCGAGGAGATTGGAGAAGAATGATGGACTTTAATGCGTACCAACAACGTGCCAATAAGACTGCCATTTATCCTGAGGAATACAAACTAATCTACCCTACCCTTGGCCTAGTTGGTGAAGCAGGTGAAGTAGCAGAGAAGATAAAGAAGATTGTCAGAGATGGTAAAGATATTAAAGCTGAGGCACACGAGATAGCTAAAGAACTAGGTGATGTGCTTTGGTATGTAGCAGCAGTGGCTAGAGATATTAACTATAGTCTACAAGTTATAGCTGCCATGAACATACAAAAACTAGAGAGCCGCAAGGAACGTGGCGTACTACAAGGGAACGGAGATAACCGATGATTAGCAATCAGCTACCTACAGACTACCAGACTTTCATTGCTACCAGTAGGTATGCACGATGGCTAGAAGAAGAGAACCGGCGAGAGACTTGGACTGAGACAGTACAGCGATACATCAATTACATTGCTACTACTGGATTACCAGCTAAAGACTTAGAAGAGATTGAAGAAGCTATCCTCAATCTAGAAGTAATGCCTAGCATGAGAGCCTTGATGACAGCAGGGCCAGCAGCAGAGCGTGACAACACCTGCATCTACAACTGTAGCTACCTGCCAGTAGATCACATCCGTGCCTTTGATGAGGCTATGTTTATCCTACTGTGTGGTACTGGTGTAGGCTTTAGTGTAGAGCGTCAGTCTATTGCCAAGCTGCCTGATGTACCTGAAGCACTAGACATCAGTGATGATATCATCGCAGTCAAGGACAGTAAGGAAGGCTGGGCTAAGGGACTACACAAGCTGTTGTCTCACCTCTACTCAGGTGACATTCCCAAGTGGGACTTGTCTGCTATCCGTCCAGCAGGTGCAAGGCTTAAGACCTTTGGTGGTAGAGCATCAGGGCCAGAGCCACTAGATGACCTGTTCAAGTTTGTTGTAGCTAAGTTCAAGGCAGCAGCAGGACGTAAGCTGACTAGCATTGAGTGTCACGACATCATGTGTAAGATTGGTGAGGTTGTGGTAGTGGGTGGTGTACGCCGTTCAGCTATGATTAGCCTGTCTAACCTGAGTGATGGACGCATGGCACACGCTAAGTCAGGTAGCTGGTGGGAGAACGAGGGTCAACGTGCATTGGCTAATAACTCTGTAGCCTACACAGACAAGCCTGACATGGAAGGGTTCATGCGTGAGTGGCTTGCACTAGTAGAGTCTAAGTCTGGTGAGCGTGGTATCTTCTCACGTACAGCAGCAGACAACCATGTTAAGATGAATGGACGTAGAGAAACAGGACATGAGTGGGGTACTAACCCATGCTCTGAGATCATCCTACGCCCATACCAGTTCTGTAATCTAACAGAGGTAGTGGTACGTGAGAGTGATGACCTTGAAAGCCTACGCCGTAAGGTACGCCTAGCTACCATCCTTGGTACAGCACAGTCTACCTTTACTAAGATGCCTTACTTGCGTAAGGTATGGCAGAAGAACACAGAGGAAGAGCGTCTGCTTGGTGTATCACTAACAGGTATTATGGATAACAATGTACTAGCTAAGACTGTTGATAGCCCACGCTGGCTAAAAGAGCTTAAGCTACAGGCTATTGATATCAATCGTATCTACGCTGACAAGCTAGGTATCACTTCTTCTACTGCTATCACCTGCGTCAAACCTTCAGGTACTGTATCGCAGCTAGTAGATAGTGCATCAGGTATTCATGCAAGACATAGCGAGTACTACATCCGTACTGTACGTGGAGATAACAAAGACCCACTAACACAGTTTATGAAGGACAGTGGTATCCCTGCTGAACCATGCGTGATGAAGCCTGACTCTACTACAGTGTTCAGCTTCCCTACTAAGTCACCGACTGGTGCTGTTACTCGCAACGATATGACTGCACTAGAGCAGTTAGAGTTGTGGAAGAACTACGCACTCAACTGGTGTGAACACAAACCATCAGTGACTATCACAGTCAAGGATGCAGAGTGGATGGCAGTAGGTGCGTGGGTCTATGAGAACTTTGAC